CGTTTCTTTTCCCCGGTGCAGCTTGAAGTAATCCTAAACTATAAGTACCATCGTACTTCCATTTTTTTAAATAGTTTTTATAAACTAATAACTGTGAAGATGGTGGCATATCTCTAATTTCTTCTGGGGTAAACCCTAATTCAGCAGCAACTTTAGGTATAAATTGAAAAAGACCAGATGCATTTGTATCTTCATTCCTAGCTTTTGGATTAAAGTTAGATTCACCATCCATAATTCTAAGTAGTTCATACTTACTTATACTTGGATACTCTTGTAAAATAGAATCAAAATTTTCTTTAAAGGTAGGGTCGCTAAACAATTCTTTAGACTGTTCATCCAAACTAGGATCTAGACCACCCTCATCTCTAGATCTAGGACGAATCTCCCCTAAGTCTTTTTTAGAGTTCAGTTTAGAGACTTCAGCTATTGCTTCTTCCCGTGCATTATACAGACTTTCTAACCAATTGTCTATTTTTTTATTAGGTCTTTCATTTTTAATTTCTTCAAAACCTTCTTGTAAAGCAGCATCCATATTTTTTTGCATAAGTCCTGTAGATATTTCAGACCGTTCTTTTATACCAGATGTACGAACTCTACGTTTGTCTTGCTTCATTTTAGCAAGTCTATAGGCTGCTCTTTTTTGTTCAATAACTTTAGGATTGTATAGTTGTTTTGTATTTTGCATTTTTCACCTATGTAAAAATAATATCTCTGACCCAGCTACCAATTGTTGAATCAGCTTCCATATCTGCCTTTAATTTTGCAGCGTCTAAAGTTGCATCAGCAGAGATTTTTTGCAGAACAACATTGTTAATTCTATCTTGCTCACTTTCAGAGGCTGTAAAAGCAAAGTCCATAAGGTCACGTTCACGTTGCCATACCTCGTCCATTGTTGTAGAAGTAAAAGCATTAGCAGCCGCTGCATCTGCAGCATTAGCTTCATTCTGAGCAGCTGTATTTATTGTAGCTACATTTTGTTTCCACTGCGCATTAGCTTGAGCTATAACAAGAGAATTAGAAGCATTAAATTGTTCTCGATTATTTTTAATATTAGCATTAAATTCTAGTGCAGCATTTTCTGCGTTGACATTAGCTTGTTCCATAGCATTAGCTTGAGCAGCATTAAACTGATTGTTTTGTTGTGCAAGGTTATCATAAAACTGATTAACTTGATTTTGAGATGTTGCATTAAATTGTTTAGCAGCATTCTCTGCAGCTTGATCAGAAAACAATGCTTGTTGTGTAGCCTGTGCTTTAAATACTGCAATTTGTTGCTCGTTACTCAGATTAGTCATGTCTTTTTGTAGGAACGATTTAGCATTTTGTACTGCAGCTTGCTGCCGATTGTTTAGATTTGTGATATCCATATTAGCAACGGTTGCAGCATTTTGTAAAGTAGCGGCTTGAGTTGCATTTAACTCAGCTAAACCTATGGATGACATTAACTTAGAGTTATGCAATGCATTTTGTTGTTCTGCAGTAAACTCTATGTTAGCAGCTTCTGAATATCTTGCAGCATTAGCGATAGATACTTGTTGATCATTAGAAAGAACTTGACCTTGCAGTGCGGCTGCAGCATTGGCACTATTAATATACGCACTTTGTTCAGAAGATAGTTCAGCTAAGTTAGTCTGCAAAGCATTTGAATTATCTTGCATTGCTGCTTGCTGTTTATTATTTAAGTTAATATTAGCTGCTTCTGCGTATCTAGCTGCTTCAGCAATATTAGTTTGCTGTCTATTACTTAAGTTTTGCCCTTGCAAAGTAGCACGAATTTGTGCGTTTGCCACTTCAGCAGCTTGACGATTGGACAAGTTTTGTGTTTGCAAACCAAAAGCATTAACACTTTTTTGTAGGTTAGCTTTTTGCTCATTGTCTAAGTTTTGTAATTGCAAGCCTTGTTGTGCAGCAGCATTAGCAACAGCAACTTGCTGACGATTATTTAGGTTTTGCATACCCATTTGTGCAAAAGTGTTAGCATCTTGTTGAGCAATAGGTAACGCAGATTCCATAGCTGCCTGTAGGATAGCCGCACCTGCCATAGAGGATGCACCTAGACCCCGTGAGGACATAGCTGCATTAGCTGCACGAATAGCCCCTGCAGCCCATGCAGGTGTACCATCGTCAAACTGTTTCATTAGCTTACCAAGCTGACCTTCTACTGTAGCAAGTGAATCTACATCACCTTGTGCAGCCTTAGCTAATGTACCATTATCTACAGAGAAGCTTGCCATTTTTGCAGCAATAGGGATAGCATCTTTGTCTAACCCTGTGTCAGTCATAGCTTTAGCTTGCGCCATGTCCTCTTCAGCAATAAGCTGTGGAGTAGGAAGCTCATTAGGTTGAACTACATGTGCTGCTGCTACTGCATCTAGTAAAGCAGAAGACTTTGCTACTTTTGTTTGTATAGCTTTTAGGTTTTTACCTTTTGCTTCTGCTAGTTGTTGTTTAGTAACTTCTAGGTCTACTTTTTCATTGACTTTTTGGATACGATCTGCAGCTACTTTTAATGCCTCATCAGCATAAGCACCCTCTGATAGCTCCCCTTGTTCCCCTTCAAATGTAACACCTTTAGAAAACTCATCTAGTGTTGCAGCTTCAACTTTATCTAACTCTTCTTTAGCTTTACCTGAAACAGTAGTAGCATCATATGTTGCAGCATCTGCTTTTTCTACACCTTCTGATGTAGTAACTACTCCTTTTACAGGATCATACGAAATATCACCTTTCAATTGACCTGTATCTTCAGGTATAATTGTACCAGCAGTCTCAGGGTCTATAGTATCTACTTTAGTTTTAGTAACTAGAGAAGCAGGATCTTTAGCCTTCTCTATCATTATATCTGAGATTGTTTTTTGTGACTCCTTAAATGTAGGTTCAAGTTGTTTAATACGAGCAGAAAGATCTGTTACTGTTTTTTCTTTTTCTTCTACAAGCCCTTTTAAATAAGGATCATTTGGATTAGCCTCTGCCTGTGCTTTTAGCCTTTGTAATTCTAGCTCTTCTTGTTTGTAAGCACTTTGAGCTTTATTGTATTCTTCTTCAATGTTTTTAATGTCACCAGTTACACCACCTGCAGTTTTATCTGATATGTACTTACGATATGCTTCTTCTTGGTTTTTAAACTGTTGATTTTTTTCTTCAAAACCCCTCTCTTTTAATTTAGATATAACAGGAGTAATTTCTTCAGCAAGTGTTTTCTTAGCCTTATCTAAGTCGTACCTATTAACAACCGTAGATGTACCATCTTCAAAAGTAAATATCCAATTTTCTCTACCCCCAGATACTTCATACTTATCTGGATTAGGAACTAATTTTTCTGTACCATCAAGACCTATTAACTTGTTAAACATTTCATCACTAGGTAACTTACCTGATTCCAAAAGCATATCAATGCCTTTTTGAGAATGTTTAGCCCAAGAAAGACCTTCAAGCATTTTATCAGCATTAACTTTTTCAGGCATACCTTGTGCAGGATCATAGCCACCTAAGTCTGGCTGTGGCTCTGGCGTTAAGGGAGGCTGTATAGGATCAATTGGCTCTGGCGTTAATGGAGGCTGTATAGGATCAATTGGCTCTGGCGTTAATGGAGGCTGTATAGGATCAATTGGCATTGGTAATACAGGACCACCAGTAATAGGTGGTTTATCTGTGATAGGATCAATTACTTTAGGTATTGTAAATTGTGGCTGTGTTTGTGTAGGTTGTTGTTGTGCTGCCATTTGTTTAGGTGTAACTTGTGTAGCAGTGTCTTGTTGTTGCTGATTAAACAATTTTATCTGTTCTTCTTGTGGATTGGGTACACCTCCAGCTTGAAAGCCTACAACACCACCTTTGTTAAGTTGCCTTAACTCTTCAGCATTACGCATAATGTTTTGTAACTGAGATGTAGCGAGCTTGCCTTCTTCAGCCATTTTACGTAGAGTTTCTTTTTGTGCCGTACTAAATCTTGCCATATTGTTTATCCATTTACTACTTCGTTAAGACCCCAGATCATTACTGCTAAACCACCTACGAATATTACTACTCCTAGTCCTAGTGATAAGCCCCAGAACAATCTGTCTCTTTGCTTTGCTTGTAATTCTAACGCTTCTTTGTGCCTTTGTCTAGCCGCTGCTTGTTCTTTTACAACTAAATCCCACATACCGGGAGGTCCATACAACTGACAAGCTGACCTTAACTCGTCCATGCACTCTTTATGTTTCATCTTAGCTTGTGCTATTGCAAAGCCTTCTTCTTCAGATGAACTCAGTCTACCTAGTGGGCCTTTATGTGCACCCTTTTCAGCTAACTGTATCTCACTATCTAGTTTTGCTAACTTACCAAAGTGAGGCAGTAAGTCTGCTACATCACTACCAGCCTTAACTGCAGAGCTAACTGCACCAGCTATCTTAGTAACTGCACCTGCTAAAGCTAATACTTCTATCATTGTGGCAAATCCTATTAATCACTATTCGCCATCTTTTCTACTGATGATCTTATTGCTTTTATGTTTTCGTCTATACGGGCAAGTGATACTGCTTGGTTATGTACAGATGTTTCTAGTCTACCCATACGTTCTTCTAATGCTATAATTTCTTCTGAATTATCTTCAATGTCAGACATCATCATAGAGACTGTCCATACAATAGCTGCACCCTGAACAATTAACCCAAAGATTAATGTAATTGGTACAGACTTATTTAAGTGCCAGCTATCATCAGTCATTCTTTATGTCCTTGTTATGCTATTGCGTAATAAATCCATGTACCTGTGCCTATATCTGGGCCAATAGAGAAACCTGAACTGTAAGGGTCTATGCGGTCTTGTGAGCTATCTTCAGCCGACGAACTGTGCAGTTGAAGTAGTGGATCATTACCTGTAACAATCCCTCTTTCTGTGTCCAAAACCAGCCACCCCGTTGCAATGTTAGCACCTTTCAGTATAACAAATCTAGCACCTGCACTAAAACCACAGTCTACGTCTGTGTTGCTGCCTGTGGTATGGCTAACGCTCCCCAACTTAGACACACCATCTAGGCTTGCGAATAGGTAGGCTATAGAAGCTGAAGCCTGATTAACAGAAGCGCCTACTGAAAAAACAGAGGATGTAGGTGCAGTATCATTCCATACTGAACTAGCAGTTCCTGCCGCACTCGTTTCATTTAAGAAAAGATATTTAGTTGCACCCAAACCAGAGTGATAAACAAACCAATTACTATTTCCTGCTCTGCTCTTTACCCACATCATTTCCGGTGGAACTGCTAAATTATGGTTGTGGGTTCCAGCACTTCCTGTGCCTGTGAATGCAACGACATCAAAGTAGTTGGGGGCACGTTTCCACATATAATTTACATGACTGTTGCCGCTGGTGTAAAAATACGGCATCACCTTACCATTAAAATCATATTTAACATCGTTAGGTGAATCGCTTTCAGCGTTTGTTGAGTCTGTAAACATCCATTTAGAGCCAGTGAGTCGGTTATGCAAAAACGCCTGACCAGATGTGAGAACACGATTTATAGTTGCGTCCACATAATTTAATGATGTCGTAACACTGTAGGGTTGAGATGCTGTTGAAACGTCAATATCAAACACATCAGTCGCACTCGTAGGCACAGCAGTAGGGCGGCGTATGGCTATGTAGAGCCATGTGCCACTGGCTCCATTACCAGTGCCTTCAATACCTGTCGATGTAATTTGGATGCCAGCAGCATTGTTTTCTGCATTAGATGTGTTAGCTCTAAGGTTTTTTGCATTCTGGCCCTTGGGGAATAGGCCACGCATCGTGTCTGTAATCTGCCAATCGCCTGTACCATCAGCCAACTTCCTGATTAGAAATTGCGGTTCAAATCCAAGATCAACAGACCATGCAGAGCCTGAGTTAGTATAACTCCCACACTTGATAATATCAGCATCACCATCAGGGCCGAAGTCACCGTCACCATCGTTGTGGGCGAAAAGGTAGGCTACGTAGGTGTCTGAATTGTTATTTGTTAACCCTGAATTTCCTACGGTAAAGGTAGTATTAGTAGGGGCTGTATTGCCCCATGTGAATGTAGTAGCTTGTCTTGCAGCGGTTGTGTTTAGTCGTATATGATAGCCTTCTGGGGAAGAAGAATCAATACCCCTATGGTATACTGCCCAATCTGTACCACTTGTATTTGTCTTTTTAACTATAATCATTCCAGGGGTTGTACCAAGATTATGACTGATGGTTCTGTTAGCACCATTCCCCGTATAAGTCACCACATCAAAGAACTTTTTAGCCTTGCGGAATGTCCAAGAGGCGTAAGTAGAACCTGAATAGTTTGCCTCTCCGTTTCCATCTGATCCTAGTGAAAAACCATTATTATTAAAAGCAGTTACTGAATTTGCATATGTACTCTCTGCACTGGTTTCATTTGATGCTAGTCTTTTAGTAACACCTCTTTCTGTGTCATATAAGCCGTGGCTATAACCTGCGTTCGGTCTACCCTTAACCCAAACCAAACCACCTTCGCCATCAAGGTCAATATCATTAGTAATCGTTTGGTTTGCGCTTGTGCCTTGGTACAAATAAGTGCTGAACACATCCTCTACGTTCAGGGCTTCACCACCAGCACCTGATGCAGATTGCATATATTTATTAGCTGTACTCATGTATTAGCCCATTGCCTGACCAGCAGTAAATCCATAATATGTAGTTCCACCATCATATGTTGTAAATACAAACACATCAACACCACCTGAAGTGGCAGTTATTGTTGGAGCAGTAGCTGCTGCCCAATCTACACTAGAGGGCCACGTAATTGTCCTTGCAGAAGAATCTTGTATTACTTTAAGTGTAAATGCAGATACCTTACCAGAAGCTGCAGGATTACTAAATGTGTATGTCACATTTTCACTTAACGTATGGGTAAAGTTATCACCGTCACGTAAGTTAATTGTGGCTGCATTACTTGAAGATGTAACTGCAGTGCTCTCTTCTATTTTACCATTATCAAATGTTACAACACCATTACTATCTGCAGTTACAACTTTACTAGCCTCTGTTGTTCCCTCAGTAGTTACATCAGTTCTGTTAAGGTCTGCTACTGCACCTGTAAAGCCATCTAACTTATTTAACTCTGCCGTAGTACTTGTAACACCGTCAAGGATGTTTAGCTCTGCTGCTGTACTTGTAACACCATCTAAAATATTCAACTCTGCTGCAGTTGAGGTAACTCCATCTAATATGTTTAACTCAGTAGAAGTAGAAGTAACACCCAAGTCTGACAGTTTAGAGATTGTCTTGTTTGCTTCACCACCCATACCAGAATGATTTACACAGTAGTAATACAAAGGACTTGGCGTATCTTGTTCTAGCTTGATCTGTGTGTAAGCACCTGCACTACCTGCTGTTCCTACTGAAGTAACACCTGTAGTAAATGCACTACCACCACCATGTGTACCATTTGATGTAGTACTAAATAGTAATGGATGTCCTGCGTTAGAACTATGTGACTGATCAAACCTATAGGTTGTTGAAGGAGTAAGTAAAGCAAGCTGTTGCACAGTACCATCAAGTGCATACTTGTTGCCACCAGAGTCAACTACAGTAACTGCAATTGTGGCATAGGGTTGCTTGGCATCTACCTGTGTTTGGACATTAGATGTAACACCATCAACAAAGTTTAACTCTGCAGCAGTAGCAGTAACACCATCCATAATATTTAACTCAGCAGCCGTAGCTGTTAAGTCATTTATTTCAGCAACACTAATGTTTCCATCTGCCAACTCATTGCCAGTTGACATTAAGTTAGCTAAATCTCTTGCTTTACTCATCTGTTAATCCTTACGGTTTTGTAGGCCAATCACTGTCTTCAAGATCAGGCCAATTGCTGTGTGATGGTAGATCACGTAATGCTTGACGATATGTTGTCATTGCATCTGTCATTGTTACATCTGACAGAGCATAGAAGTCTGTCTCAGCAAGTAAACTAGCTCTTGTGTTACGATGTCCTTCAGCAGTGTTGGCATCTAGTGTAGCCTGATATGCAGCTTCGTGTTCTGCTTTGGTGGTTGTAACACCGTCTTCTGTAGTATCAGCAAACATGTCACGAGCTACATATTTCTCTACCCAATCACCGTTGCTATTTTGCTCAACACCATCACGAGCAGATGTTTGATATGCTGTAGTGGTAGCAGCAGGACTACGTAGCACTGCGTCTATATTAAGTGCATCTAGTACATTACTGTTCCACACTTTAGGTAAAGACATGTTGGGGTTAGCTGCTCGCCATTGCCCTTGTGTTTTAACTTCACCTGTTGTTCTGTTTCTGTATTCACTCATTTGATTGATCCTTTCATGTGAGTTTGATTGTTACGCTATTGCGTAGAAGATGTATTCTGCGCTTGATACGTTAATGTCCGTAGCACTTATCTGATTAACAATGAAACCACTGCTTGCAGGGTCAACGCTATCATCAGTTCCCTTACCTGTAGCTGTATTCATAACAGTGTGCTGCTCATTCCCTGCGACAATACCACGTTCAGTATCCCAGACATAGTAATTACCTGTACTCACTGTGCTGTCTGTACGCTTAATAAGAATCCATCTTGCGCCACTGCTAAAGCCACAGTCAATAGTCTGGTTTGAGCCATTCCCAGTATAGGAACCAACCTTACTTATGCCATCTAGTGTGGCGAATAGGTGGGCTATATAATCATCACCACTAGCATTAACTTGGACATTACTACCTAAAGTAAAGTTTGTTGCAGTCGGATTTGTACCGTGAAGACGGGCGTTAGAAGTATCTGTCGTTTCTCCATAAATATCATGTAGAATTAAATACTTTCCATTACCAATATCTTTATGGTATACAATCCAATCCTCCGCACCATGAGTTCTATTTTTTATCCAAAACATTTCTGGTGCAACACCAAGGTTATGGCTTACAGTACGCCCTGCTGTTGAGTTTCCTGAGTAAGCAACAAGATCAAAATATTTAGGCGCACGTTTCCACATATAAGCATAGGGTGAATCACTCTGGCCTGAATACCCATTATTACTTACTTTAAAGCTAGTACTGTTAAAGTCATAATACAAACCGTAATTGCCCGTGTCTTCTGCGTCATTACCATAAAGTTGAAGCCAATTACGTGGAGAATTATTAGAGCTATTTGCGTGTATTCCACCTGTAAGTCTATTTACAGTTAATTTATTACCATCATTAGATAGATGCAAAGACATATCAGGGGGGAAAGATGTAGATACCAGAGTGTTCAAACTTGCCGATGTTAAATCATATGTTTTAAACACCTCAGTCCCACTCTCAGGCACTTTAGTACCACGGCGAATGGCTATGTAGATCATGTTTTGACTGGAACCGTTTACCCTTGAGTTGCTGCTTTTTACATCAAACCCCGTAGCAGTTAGGTCAACCCTAGATGCCTGTGAAAAACTAGACCCTGACGCATCTTCAGCGGCATTAGAATCTGGTCTTAAAACAGCAGGGCCATTACTAGATGACGGAATACCTCTCATAGAGTCTATAAGAACCCAATCATCTGCTCTGTCTACGTTACGGATTAAAAGCCACTGAGGTTCAAACCCAAGATTGACACTTGGCCCAGTAGCAGAACCATTACCAGTATAACTACCACACTTAATAATATCAGCATCAGCATCAGGCCCGAACTCCCCGTCACCATCGTTGTGGGCGAATAGGTAGGCTACGTATGTTCCGCCAGATGTGTTGACAACCTCATCACCGGAAACAGTGAATACTGTACTTGTAGGCTCAACATCACCGAATGGTATTGTGGAGTCTTGCGCCGCCGCAGTCGAATTTAACCTTAAAAAGTGCGTTGCGGTTGTAGATCGGTGATAAACAGGCCAATACTTGCTATCGTCGGTGCGTTTAATAAACATTGCGCCAACCGCACAACCTAAGTTATGAGGAATTTCACGCCCAGCAACACCGTTTCCCGTCCATGTCACCACATCAAAGAACTTCGGGGCTTTGCGGAATGTCCAAGAGGCCATGGTATTATTGTTGGGGTTAGTACTACTGTTATCTTGTATCGTAAATCCATTATTATTAAATGAAGTCAGCCCACCGTCAGTAAGTTTAGCATTTGTTTCGTTGGGTAATAAGCGGTATCCTGCCCCAATATCTGTAGTCCATAGACTATGATCACCTGCTGGATAGCGTATCTTTGTCCAAACTATCCCACCTTCACCAGCAAGGTCAATGCCGTTGTTAATTACCCTGTTGGCAGTGTTATTACCAGTATACAAAAACGTGCTGAACACCTCTTCTACGTCAAGGCCAGCACCACCTACACCAGAGGCAGCATTTAATACAATTTTACTAGCAGTCATAGTTTATTACCCCAGTGCTTGTCCAAGCGTAAATCCGTAGTAGGTTGTACCACCGTCAACCGTCATAAAACCAAATACGTCTACACCTGCATTAGTAGCAGTTATTGTTGGTGCGGTAGCAGCGGCCCAGTCAACACTTGAAGGCCATGTAATAGTTCTTGCTGAACTATCCTGCGTTACCTTTAAGATAAACGCAGATGCTCTGCCTGATGCTGCAGGGTTACTGAATGTGTATGTTACATTTTCAGATAGTGTGTGTGTAAATACATTACCATCACGTAAGTTAATTGTAGCTGCATTTGAACTAGATGTAATGGCAGTACTTTCTTCAACAGTACCATTGTCAAATGAAACAACGCCGTTGCTGTCTGCAGTCACAACTTTACTTGCTTGTGATAAGCCTTCTGTTGTTACATCTACCCTGTTAAGATCAGCAACTGCTCCTGTATAACCATCCAAAGTGTTTAGCTCTGCAGCCGTTGAAGTTACTCCATCAAGAATATTTAATTCTGCTGCTGTAGATGTAACACCGTCTAAGATATTAAGTTCAGCGGCAGTAGAAGTCACTCCGTCAAGTATATTTAACTCTGCTGCAGTAGATGTAATAGCAACACCACCAATCTGTAGTGCAGTACTTGCATTTACTGTAGGTGCAGTTGCTGTACCTGTAAATGTAGGACTAGCTAACGGTGCGGCACCACTAAGTTTACTAACGTCAATAGCGGCACTAGCATTAACGTCAGCATTAACTATAGAACCATCTGTAATATTAACACTACCAACATTAGTGGGTGCAGGTTGATTACCAATATAGGGCATCTGTGTCTCTCCTTATGTCTGTTCTAGTACGGATACAAGGGCATCTGCACTTGATGAAGCACTACTTGTAACTTTAAGTATGTCTGTTGCTTCTAGCACAACCTTTTGATCACCGCCTATTGGAACAACTGCACCGCCAACAGGTACTGTAGCTCCTTTAATTATGTGGACACTTGCACTGGCACTCGTGTCAGTAACAACAACATCAACTGTTATATTTGAGGATGTTATATTTGATACAGTCAATCCAATAACTGTAGAAGTAGTAGCAGAAGGTACAGTATAGACACTTGTTTGGCCAGTGCCTATTGCTGAACTAACTGCATTTTTAAATGTATTAGCCATATTTGTTTCCTTATCCTAATGCAATAGCCATAGCGATTGGGTCATCTATTAACGCATAACGTGCGTTACTCTGTGTTTGTGTATAATGATTGGCAAGTTCAAAAGCACCATACGCAACGATATCTACAATGTCTCCTGCAGTAGCACCTGACGATAATATTATAGCAGTTCCGTTAGTAGCTGTAAAGTCCGTACCAGCTAAAAGTTTAACACCATTTAAATATACATCAACAAAACCTACATCATAGGTAACACTAAATGAGGTTTGATTAGATGTAGCAGTAGCTACAGTACGTGAAGAAGTTCCATTTACTGTAGAACCTGCATTCTTCCAGACACTGCCTGTATATACTTTTATCTGTTCTGCTGTAGTGTTATAGTATAAAGCACCTGTTAGCAGTGCATTACCATCATTGTCTACTGTAGGGTCACTAGATTTAGAGCCTAAGTAACGATCATCAAACTGATCATATGAACTAGCAGCAGAAGCAGCAGAGGCGGCAGCAGCCGTAGCACTAGCTGCAGCAGCGGCAGTCTCACTAAAGGTACTATCAATGTAGCCTTTTGTCGCCGCATCTGTAGAGGCAGTAGGTGTAGCAAGACCAGTAATCTTACTATTGCCCATAGCTATAGCACCTGTCATAGTGCCACCTGCTAGTGGTAACTTAGTTGCAATACTATTTGTTATGGTAGTGCTAAAGTTAGCATCATCACCAATAGCTGCAGCTAACTCATTAAGAGTGTCTAGTGCTCCCGGTGCTGAGTCTATAAGACCTGCAACTTCAGAATCTACATAGGCTTTTGTTGCAGCATCTTGTGCAGATGTTGGATTAGTCACAGATGTAATCTTATTACTACCCATATCAATAGTGCCAGACATATCAATGTCAGCAAAGGTAGATGTACCAGAAGATGTTACGTTACCTGTAAGGTTTCCTACTACACCACCATTAGCAGTAACAGTACCTGTAAAAACAGATGTACCAGTAACTGCTAGAGTAGAACCAAGAGTAGCTGCACTTGTAACACCTAGTGTACTATTCAGTGTAGTTGCACCTGTTACAGCTAAAGTGCCACCTATTGCATTTGTACCTGTAGTGCTCATGTTGCCGCCTACAGATAAATTACCTGTGACTGCACCATTTTCATCTACTTGTAATGTATCAATGGTGGCTGTACCATCAATGTGCAAGTTTTGCCATTCGTTAGTGGATGATCCAAGATCATACGTACCATCTGCACTAGGTATAAAATCAGAGGCTGCTCTAGCTGTATATGTTACAGTATCACTTGTAGCATTACCAAGTACCGTATTACCATTAACTGTAAAGTTTCCTGTAACTGTACCATTCTCATCAACTTGAAGAGTGTCAACAGTAGCTGTACCATCTAAGTATAAGTCTTTAAACTCTAAGCTAGATGTACCAAGGTCAATGTCATTATCTGTGACAGGAACTATAACACCATCTTGAAAACGTAATTGTTCTACTGCAGAACCACCTACCTCAACAAATAAACCAAAAAGATTATTGGTCTGATCTACGGTAAAGTAATTCTTTTTATCTAAGTCAGCAATAAACGGGACATAGGAACCTTCATCAGAGGAACCATCATGCCTATGACCTGTTGTACCTGTGTCGCTTTGAGTAAACGCATCTCGTAGTTTATCATACTCTGCATTGATTGGGGCAGCACGTACAACGGCTGTAGGTACAATACTAGCTACCGACTGTCGTGAGTATCCTGATCCTGCCATATTTTATCTCCTGTCTCCTACGCCATACGTAATGCTATAAGCTTGAATAGTATGGCTAGGTTGATCTGTGTTGGTAACATATCTAATTGAAACGGACTTACCTGATCCTGAAACATTTGTTGAACGTATTGGTGATGGATTACCATCATAAATTTCTGCTGCATCATAAGTAGCACGATCATAATAGGCCGCAGCACCCGCTGTAGTAAAATCAAAATCCGTAGGGTTTAAAATATCAGTATCACCATAATCGTACTCTACACCCATAATAACATTAAGAATACCTTCAGCCCTTAGATAAGTGTTTATACTATAAATATTTTTACGTACTTCAGGATCGTTCATATAGACATATGGAGTTTGAAATAAACTAAAAATATTACTGCCATTAAAGTTATTGCCATCTTCCTGTCTGTATACAAAGCCATTGGAGTCACCATGAATTACAAACTCTTCATCTCCAATGTAACCACTGTCACCACAGTTTACTTCAATACCTACAATTTGCCCAAATTCAAAACCTGCTTGTGTACTAACACCACTACGACGAATACCGCCAATGAGTCCAAGAGAGTTTTGATCTGCAAAGAATAGCCTAAACTGTGATTTCTTTTTAACTATGATAGTGCGAATAGACACCAAATCTTCTTGGTCAATATAATCTTCAAAGATAGACTGAATTGGCTTAGATAATGTAGCAAGCTCAATATCACCAATACGATCTGTACCAGATACAGGACGTAAACCATCAGGTGCTAAGAATACAATCTCGCCGTTAAACTCCGAAACACTATCAGGTGCAATACAACCCAAGTTGTTTGTAACATTCTGCAACACAAAGTTAGCTTGGTTGTCACCAACAAGACGTTTAATATTATTTGTACCAAATATAAATAGTTGATCACGAAAGGCTTTAATCTGTACTATCTTGAAACCTACATTAATTACACCAGCACCTGCTGCAGGATCAAAATTAGTTTCAGCTATAGGTGCACTAAAATATAAATTATACGGCTCAGAAGCATCACCAGATAAAAATAAATGGTTTTGAAATGCTGCTACAAGTGTAGGATCAGTAGGTGCTTGTGCATGTGTAATCTGTGTATATGTACTTCCATCATATGTAGCTGCAGGATTTATGCCATCCACTAAAGCAAACTTAGGCGCACCCCAGTTAAAACTTTCAAATCTAACTTGACTTACACCTGTCATAGTAGGAGAACCTGAAGTACTTACAGCTTGCCATCCTTTTACTGCAGGGGTAGATTGCACTGTGCCTGTTGCGGTAGATGTGCCACCAGTTAAAACATTACCTGTAGCAAATATACGTTCAGGTAGTTTACCAAAATTAATTACAAGGGCATTAGCTGTTTTAGATATAACTGTACCTGTAGCAGCTACTGCTGTATCATCGCCTGAACTAACTACACCTGTAACTGTTTCTCCTACACTAAACCCTGCACCTTCTCCTGAAGCTAATGTAACATCGTAGTAGTGATTGTACCAGTGTAGGTAGTTATTACCTGATGCAGGTTTGCGACAGCCAAAGATGCCCTGATTAATGTCAGGTGAAACATGTAATCCTAAGACAGGACTGTTAGCTAAACCTGTAAGTTCACCATATGCATTTGAGTACCCTGAGATACGACGATAGCCACCGTTAAGAGATGGCTCATAGTTAATCATTCTGTATGCTGAACCTGCAAACTGCCCACCATGAGTAAGTGGGTCTACATTAGTTATAAGACCCCCACTGCATGGTACAGGAAATGTGCTTAGATTGTCTGCCATTACTGTGCGCCTGTGTTCACATTAAAATGTCTGTGTGCTATTACTGTAGATGTAATATAAGCAGGGCTATCTAACAATAATCTACGCATAGTATCTATGCCATTTTGAAAATTCTGTTGGTGTATAGCTGCGCTTTGTTCATTACTACGGAAACGCATCATGTACATCATTGCACCATCAATGAGTACGTGTTTAAATCTATCTGGTATAATTGATGTGTCATTAAAATTTACTAGGTCACTAGGAAAAGACCAGTAACGATACTCAATTTCATATGCAGCATCTGGTAAAGGCGTTACGCCAAACTTACGTTCTTCTGTTTTATAAATGTATTGGGGTGTAGTATACCCACTTGTACCTGCAGTATCTTCACTAGGTCTTTGTTGACGTAAGTAATCTACATATGTAAGGACTGTAAGTTTTTTAGGTTGATTATCTTTAGAAGATAGTTGCTTTAAATAAAAAGAATCCCAATCAACTTTTGATACATCTGTTTGCCAAGCATACTTGCCTGTACCTGCAGATAATGTTTCTGTGTATGTGGTAATTAAAAAAGGCCACTCTTGAGATGTCTGTAAAATTTCACGGGTACTAGAATTAATCGCATCTTTTGCAATTGCTTGTAAATTACGTACATCTCCAAAACCATCACCTGCTGTATCAAGTGTGGTTTCGTTTATTCTGCGAAGTAGTTCGTTTACAAGTGCAACATACGTAGCCATAATAGTACCTTTAAATAAGCCTTAAGGGGCCAGTTTCCCAGCCCCTCAAAGTATTTTAGTTATGCAAGCAGATCACGATCTACTTCTGCAGCTGCTTTGGTAGCACCCATTGGGGCATACACTACGAAGAACTTAAACGAACCGGCTGAAGGTGCGTTAGATCCCGCAAGCTTTGCAGTAATAACTGTGTCAGCAGCAGTAACATTAGTGATACCGTTTACCGAAGTAGTGGTAGCAGCCAATGTCTTAGCGCCATTGATGTCGGCAGTGCCGAGTAAATCAACGTCACCACCTGTGACACCAAAGCTTACTGCGTTAGCACCACCAATGGTAGCTGCTGCAGTACACTCAGCGCCAGCAGCAAGAACCACACAATTGTCTGGAACTGTACCGATGTCGTGAGTTGAGCTAGTTGTCAAGTCACCGTGAGCAATCACGGCTGTCTCGATACGAACTGGAGATTGTAAAGCCATTTCTATGCCCCCCTTACGCTGCGTTATATTTGGCAGTTACGATTGCTTCAGGGCGAAGAATCTTACGGCCATATAGATGCATACCACGAACGATGTCAGCGAAGCTGTCAGGGTCACGATATGTTTCGGTTTTGTTGATCTGCTCGGCAGTAGCAACTGCAGAGTCATGACCAGCTACGATAACACCATAGTTAGTGTTTTGGTTTGCAGAACCTGTTGTACCTGAACCTGTACCTACAGATGGTAGGTTAGATGAAGAGTACACACGGAATCCGTGCAGGTTGTTAAGAACCAAACCATTACGAAGTGCACCAGACTCACCGTAATCTGCATTCAGAAGACGTGAATCTTCGTCGGCCATGATTTCCATGAATACTGGATCTACAACCAGCCAGCGTCCTTGCTTATCAACTTGTTGTTGGTCAAGCAAACGAGCCATACGAGCTACAACCATTGCTGGTGAAGCTGTTGCTGTTGGTAGTGCAGTAGCACCGGGCAAACGAGCAGCTACTGGGATCGAATGATCTGCAGCAGAACTAGTTGTAATGTTGCCAAAGCTATCTTTACGCAACTTCATTGATGTCAGCAATTCGTCTGAACCTGCAGTAGTCACAGCTTTAGTACCATTTACTTGGTCATTAACTGTATCTGCATCTGCATGTAGAGCAGACTGTTTGAAACCTGACAAGTAGCCAAGAACTTCTTGGTCATGCTGGTCAGCCAAACGATAAGCTGCACGATTGGTTGCAAGATCCATAAAGTTCACATGGGAGTGAGCTTCTTCGATATCATCGATTTTAAAGGCAAAGTAGTTAGCTTTGTCTACAACCAATGAAAAATCTTCATCGTCAAGATCTTGTGCTGAGATTTGTGTACCACGAGCATAGCTGCTCACGGAAATCTCAGGTTCTTTAATGATTTTAACTGTATCACCTTGGGCAGAAATCTCCCCAAAATAATCAGAGTTGGTGATGTCACCACATACTGTGCTCTTGCGGAAAGCAAGCTGCACTTTTTTGGAGTAGATTACGGAACTAAAGTTACCATTAGGTAAGTTACCGTGTCCTCCTGCTGATGTAAAAGCCATAATAAATCCTCCTGATAGTTGGCTTATCTAAAAGCTAATACCAATAAGAGGCTGTTACATTTTCTAGGGTGCGTGAAGCTAACAGTCGGCCAACCGTTAGATATACGGGCCTATACTTGAACAGGTAGTTCTCATACGTTTAGACTTTATTGGAAATTGGGCTAGAACAAAAGGTAGTCATATAGAGGCTTTTGTTCTATGTCCCTAGTTATACTGTTGCTTTTTTATTTGTCAACAGTTTATCTGGCATTACCAGACACGTCATAGACAAATTTACCATTGCGCATTGCTTTGTTAATTTCATCTGCACGTTCTTCAAATTCTTTGTCAGACATACTAGCTACCTCTGACTCACGAATCATCCCATTAGCATCAGCTACATCTACTTCAGTCCTACTACGCTTAGTAACTGTAGAAGCTGCTGCTTTTTTATTTGCTTTTTTAGCTTCTTTAGTAAGACCCTTATCTGATTTATATAAATCAATAACACGTACTACTGAAGCTGGATCATCTGCATTTTCATACAATGCATCCTTAACCCACTTAGGCTGCTCATCAGCCCAGTCATGAAACTCATCTGATTGACGTAGGTCATCAAAGTCTGAATGTGACTTACGAATTTCATTTTCTGATTTAACTCGATCAGCCTCTGCTTGGGCTTCGTCAAGTTGTTTTAGTCGAGTGTCTGCTTTTTCAAACATTTCCTGTGCTTTTTTAGCTGCAATAGTTTCTACTATACCAGCTACATCAGGATACTGTTTAGCCCACTCTTCAATATCTTCGTCGGACTTAGGTGGAATAATGCCAGCTTTAGTAGAAGCTTTCTGTAAGCTTTCCAGCTTTTCATCCCACTCCTTTTCCTTTTGCTGCATATGACGTCTTAAGTCACCGTAGCGTTTTTTAAAAGACTTTTCTTCTGCAGATAACGTTTCTTCTTTAACTTCTGTATTGGCCTCTGCTTCTTGGGTAGTTTCTTGAGGTTCTTCTGCTTCATCTACTGGGGTTTCTCCCCTTGCTTCAGCTTCAAGTCTTTCAATCTCCTTAGCTTCTTCTTCCATTCGTTGTTTACGCTTTGCGCTATTATATCCACGATCAACGAATCCTGCAGTCTTTGGGGTTTCCACTTCTGCTAGTTCAGGCATATTATTCTCCTTATGTTGGGGTCAGCCGTAGCCGAGTAGCCTTATTTTTTCTTACGTTTCTTTTTGAGCATTAAGCCACCTTCGGCTCTGTTTCCTCCTGCATAGACAGCACTACCAGTTGCACTACCTTGAAAACCTCCAGATTGACCTTCAGCTCTAGCCATTCTATCTTGTCTATCTCTCATTGCATCAGCTGCGCTTTGACGATCATCATTGTCACTACCACTGCTTGGTCTAGCAGCTATTTCCGCTTGTTTTTCTTTAGATCTTTTATTTATTTGATCTAGCATAGCTTTACGTTTTTCTGAGTTTTGCAGTGCCTTACTAACAAAACCAGTTTCACGAGACTTAGCCTCAGTAACAAAACCAGCTGCACGAGAATTAGTTGCTTCTAAAAACTCTTTGTTTTTACCTGAAGCTATTTCATCTGTATTTGTAAAACCTAATTCCTTAAGATAATCTTTATACTGATTTATGCCAGTACCTACACCTATACCTTGACCATCTTTATCTACAATAAAGTTACCTTGGACATCTTTACCAATTGCATTTTCAAGGCTTTCTATTTTTTCAGCACTTAAAGTTCCTCTGGCTTTAGCAACCATAAGTGCAGTTCTAGCATTAGCAATACCTTTTGTATCATTATAAAGGTTTACTCCTCCTAGTACTAAACCTAAGCCACCCGGTAATAACATTGTACCAGCTTTAGCTAAACCGCTATCAAGCATTTGACCTCTAGCTAGTTGTTCTTTAATGTAAGCTTCAGGGTCGTTTAACATTTTTTGTTCATCTTCCCCATACCAAGCCCCACCTAAGCCTTGACCTTCACCTGCTGCAGGAGCAGGTACTATAGGTCCATCATTGTCATTATTATTTTTAGCTTGTGGTGCAACTATACACACTCCGGCTGGACCTAAGACCATACCTTTTGCCGCACAAGAAGCTTCAGTTTCTACAACAGGCTCTGTACCTACTGCTGCAGGTGGAGTGTATTTAGGAGTTCCAGAAAAACCTAAAAAATAATCATCGGGGTTAAAAGATGGTGCTTGACCTGAAACGTATTTACCTTCAGCAGCTTTTATAGGTTCTGCACTTTGAGTCGTTAAGGTTCCACCAAGTTCCTGTTGCAGCAGTTTTGCAAACTCTTCATCAGATAACTCACCAGTCTCCATAGGTACTGGCTCACCACCTATTCTACCATTATCTTCCATAGACTGCAAGCCTCTTTTTGCTTTTGAACGAAGATCTTCAAAGAATTTTACACCAAAGAATCTGACGACATCAGCAGGTACAACATACTCACCTTCAGATAGTTGAGCAGGAATATCATCTCGTACTTCTGAGGCCATAGAACCATTAGGTACTTCATTACCTGATACTGGATCTCGTTTCATACCATCGTCTTTTAATCCACCCTCGTTCATAAAGGCCATTTTCATTTGGTTATCCATGTCTTTTACTACGCCCCCTTCGGCAAATCTAAACTGTGGGTTATCTGGTAAATCAAAATCTGTAATATCTATTTCCATTGCAACTTGACTATTATCAAATTCCCAAGAGCCAGCCCTACCTATTGGTTTTGAAATTGGGAATCTAATACCCTCGGGATTTTTTCTTTTATATTTTATTGCATTATTAGTTTCATTATTTAGTACCCTTAAAACTTTATTTAAAGTACTATTGTAAATTTTATCTGCAGTATCCTTAGAAAAATCATGGTAATATGCAGCAGTTTTTGGTGGAACAACATAGATTTTATTTATATTATTTCCCTTAGCATCTTTAATTGCCATTAACAAAGAAAC